ACCTATTATAGTTCTTGAATCTGTAATAGCTGTAGATTTTACACCAAAGATATTAACTGATCTTGCTCTTGCTGTGTATTGTGCTCCATCAATGACATTCAAAAACTCAAATTTAGTTCTAGCACCTCTACCAATTAATTTAAAATCATCAACTACTGCATTACCATCAGCATCTGTGTCTTGTCTAATTTCTACTTCAAATATTTCAGTAAAAGTATCACTTGGTGCCGTTAAATTAATTATCAATTTTACAATTACAGTACCATCATTATAAGATACAAGCTCATCAGTTAATGTTATTGCAGTTGGTGGTGTTACTTGAGTTGCACTTGGTAAATTAGTTGCTTTACCACTTGATACTGTAGAATAATCTACTGTATTAAAATCATATACTTCACTAGCTGTTTCTCTTAATTCACAATTAATTACTAATGCAGGACTTCCATCACTATCCGATTGTACTGATATATTCCAGTTTGCAACTTCAAAAGTTTTATTACTGAAACCCATTCTAGAGTTTGTAATTTGTACTGTATCTCCAACATTTAATTCAAAAGCATTTAAGTCAAATGTAGCTACTAAAGTTATTTGTTGTCTTGCTTTTAATAATTGTATTTTAGATAATCTCTGACAAGTTTTAGATGATGTTGTAAATGGAAAATTAAATTCAGCATAATTTCTTTCATTGTTATCTTCTGCTTCAAATGTTGCATTAGTTAATACTGGATAATCTTGAGGTTGATATTTATTTGAAGGTTCTGAATAAAGACCTTTTACTGCATTAAATAATTCTTTTTTAGAAACTCTTGTATTTACTGTTAGACCACTTCTTAAATTACTTTCATCTAAAGTTACTGTTGGAGTTTTATATGTTGCGGCTACCAGTTTAAATTGACCATTAGAATAAACAATATGTCCTCCAATACTACTCAACATATTTTGCAATACATTTTTAGGAGTTTGATCTGTTAAAAAAGTTCCATTTAAACTAAATCTGTTTTCTGTACCACTATCTAAAGTTACCGATTCATCACAGGTATTTGCTACTGCTGAAAAGTTTGTATCATCTATTTCACTTGCATCAGCTTTCATACCATAATCTGAATTTGTTAAATAATCTCTAATACATAATGCAGGATTGCTAGATAAAGATGTGCTTGAATCTCTTGGATCAAAAACTTGTTTACCTTGTACTTCTGCTGTTATATTTGGAACACCATTAGGATATACATCTGAATCAAATTCTAATCTTACATAAAGATAACTTCTACCTCTTAATCTGTGATTTGTAGTCCATTGAGAAACTTCTGAAACTAAATCAGCATCTGCTAATTGAGTTGTTTCTCCTAAATGTTTTTTAATTCTAGCTTTACCCTCATAATCATCACCACTTGCAGGAATTAATCTTGTAATTCCATTAGAGTCTGTACCATCACTTACTAATGAAATTTCATCTTCACCAAAATAAATTTTTGAAAAATCTGTAATTTCATGTCCTGTAAATGCAATTATTAAGTGTAAATATTGCTGATCATCAGTAGTTTCTGCAAATACAATGTTACCTCCAATTCTAGTAGTTCCATAAACTACTCTATGTGCTTGTGTTGGTTCTTTTACTGTAACTGTTGTATTAGCTTGTAATGAAGTTCCGATGTCTGGGAGATTTATATCTGGTGCTAGTTTTTGATTGACTGTAGATAATACTAAAGATGAACCTGCTGATACAATAAAAGTAGATAATGCAGGTGATAATGAACCAATAGTAAAACCAGATGCCCATCCTGCCGCTACAGGTAATGCCGCTACTGCTCCTATGACTACTGCCGCTTTTACTGCATCTCCCGACATTATTCAATCCTCCAACATTTTGAACATTTATTATTATTTATCACCATAATTGCTTTTTTCCAATTGAACATTGTTTTATCTCCAATACAAACTCCTACAGTTCCATCCCAATCATATTCATCTTTATAATACAAAACATCACCCCTTTGTGCTTTGTTTATTGATATTTCTTCAAAATTGTTTTCTTTTGCAATTTGTAAACACATATCTAATAAATCTTTTTTTTTTAAATTCTTAATAAGCTCTTTTCCATCTTTTAAAGACTTCCATTTTTTTTCAAATACATTTTTACCTGTAATTGCTTCTACACAATCACGAACAAATGAAACACAATCATTTTTGCCATACTTAAACTCTGGTTTATTTTTTGTATCTTCTATGACTTGTTCTAATTTAGATTCCCAATTCTCAACTCTCATTATGAAGTTTGTTTACCCCATACGATTGGTTTATCTTGCAAGTCTGGTACAAATTCAAAACCCAAATCACCAGAATAATCTATTTGTTGATCTTCATGAGTAAATCTTCTTTCATTTGCTCTTTCAAAAGATATTAATCTATTTTCAACTGCTAACTCTATTGTTGATGTTTCTGCTTGTTCATTGATTTTAAGAACATCCATTTTACCAGAGAACAAAGTGTAAACATCTGATATTACATTTTTAGATGAATCAAATAATCCTAAATAAACATAAGCATTTCTATTAGTATAATTGGCACTTAAAGCTTCACTTATTAATGATGACTTGACACCAGTTAAGGTAAGTGTGATACCAGATGCTTTAATTTCAGTTGTTTCTGTTACAGCACTAATACCTGCTAAATCTCCTAAACCTGTAAATGTTTGAGAAGAACCTCTTACAGTCATGGTTAAATCTCCATAACCATTCCAAAAATACAATGTACCTGTGCTAAAATCTAATTCTGTAGCAAGTATAGGTTGTACCACACCTGCTGTTACTGCTGTTTTAAATGCTGATGTAATATCTCTTGCCATTATGCACCTTTCATACTGTGTCTGCAATAACTACAACATAAAATTGCACCTGTTCCATCATAATCTTTCATACAATGACCTCCACAATGACAATCATGTCCGCAGTTTTTACAGTTTTTCTTTTTTTGGGGTTTTACAAAATAACTTTCTACCCACTCAAACCATGAATCAATATATCCAAAGAAAGTATATAGAAATTTATCAATCATTATATACCCTGTAATCTTGGATCAGTTGATGTAATATTCTTTTTAGCTTTAGGTCTAGAAATAGAATCTATACTTCTTTTTCTTAACTGTGCTTTAGCTGATTCTTCTTTTCTTTTATTGTCAATTTGTTTTTTTAAATCCCATTTAAAGTTCATTTTAAACTACCTCCAATTGAATAAGTCAAAAATATGACTTATCATAAAAGTTATAAGGATTCTATTAATTATTTAGGTTGTATAATCCTTTTAATTGTTTCACTTCCATCTATGTTTTTTTCTATTTCTGCCTCAACTTCGCCACACATTAACCTTTTGTTGTTCATTTCCATATTACGACTTGCCTCTCTTTTCATTTTAAGGCAGGTAGATAAATCATCTTGTATTCTATGTTCTATAAGTTCTCCATTTATGAATAAACATAATGCAAATACTAATTTAGTGATTCCCATTTAATTTACCCAAGTTTGCTCTAACAGAGTCTTTTAATTTTTCTACATCAACTAATATCTTATCAATATCTTTTTGTAATCTTTCAATATTGACTTTATTTGTCATATTTTGTTCTTGAGTTTTTTCTAATTTTTCTACTTGTTGTGCAATATGTTCTAATAACATAAACTGTTCTTGATCAATTGGTTTCTGAACACTAGCTTCTAATAAATCTTGTTCAAATAATTGGTTTTTAGTTTCTAATTGATTTAATCTCTCAATAACTCCAAATGCAAACCATGCTCCAACAATAATTGCACTTATTAAACCTAAAAGATTTCTCAATGGTAATCCAATTTCTGTACTTTCTGATAATCTTTTTATTGACATTTACATACCTCGCAAACACATATGCCATATTCATCAGCATGAAGAACATCATCACAATGACACTCATGATGACAATTCTTGCATATTTTCCATGAAAATAGCCATTTAACAAATTTATTCCAAAATTTCTTCATAAATACAACCTTTTGGTTAATCTACAACTTTAAAATGAAAAGATAAATAAAATTTTATAACGCTTCTGAACAAGCAAAACTTATGCCATATTTTGATACTTGATCTGTATCCCATGCAACTTCATTGGAATCTAATCTCATAAGAGTTGTAGTATTTGTATAAAGTACAGTATCATCATCAGCAATTGTTTCTAAACCACTTCTTAAAGATGGTTCTATTTTGACATCTGCTTCACCACTACCATTAGAATTGACATCTTCTGTAACCATATACAAGTATGAGTTGATTTGTATATAATCTCCTGCTTTAAAAACATTATTTGTACTTACAGCAAATCCATCTAAAGCTGCCTGGTTACCTGTTTGACTAGCACCATTTACTCTAATAGTTCCTGTTGCAACACCTTGTATAGTTTTTCTATCTTGATCACCTAATTTAAAAGTTCCTCTTCTACCTCTTAATTGCAATAAGAAAGCTAACCATTGTGATGCGTTATCTTTTAACATAGGTGGTAATTGTACTGTAGCACTCCAATATTCCCCTTGATGTTGAATGACTTGTTCTTGTCTTGTAAATGGAGATTGTGACACTCCAACAATTCTAGTTAAAGCAAATCTTTGAGTTTGTATGCCGGTAGCTGTAGGCAAAGTTAAAGGATATGATGGTGTAAATACTGCCATGATTAATCTCCAAATGCTTTTGCAAATTTACCACCTCTTAATTTAGCATCTGCTACAGCGGCAATAGTTGATTGTTGTATCTGTGGTAACATATTTAAAACTTCTGCTCTAACAGTATTTTGTATTCCAGTTGCAAAATTTAAGTTTTGTTCAATAGTAATACCTGCACCACCTCCCATTCTACCAGGTGTTAAACTACTTGGAGTAATAGCACCTGCTGTTCTTGGTACGAATAATTCTGGACCCCTTTCACCAACTAATGCTGGTCTATTTGCTTGGACAGAACCACCACTTGCAAAACTTCCCTGTGTAGATGTTAAATCTGAACCACCTGTAAATATCTTCCCAATACTTTTGAAAATACCACCTAATCCTCCTCCAGAAACACTTTTTCTTATTTGATTTTCTATTTGTTCTAAAATTAAAACATTGATAATAGTTTTTTGAATACCAATTAAAACTTCCCTTAAAACATTTTTAAAGTTCATAGCACTTTTGTCACCTCTTAAAAAAGCATCTACAATAGTATCACCTGCACTTCTAAAAGTTGATGCTAAAGTATCACCAATAGCATCTAATCGTTTTTGTTGATCTACTAATTTTTGAGTTTCTGCTGATTGTTTTCTAATTTCTTCTGTTTGTGTTTTAACTAATTTTTCAATAACAGACTGGTCTTTTATTTTTTTAGATATTAAAGCATCTTCAATCTTTCTTTGTTCATTTAGTATTCTTAATTCTTCTTCAGTTTTTCCTAAATCTTCAATTTCTCTTTTATTTCTTAATGCTCTTTTTTTAGCTAATTCATCTAAAAGAATATCTTTTGGTGCTTGTTTATCTTTATCTTCATTTGCTTTTTTTGTAAGTCTATTTTGTTCTTCTTGTCTTCTATTTAATTCTTTTAAGATATTATCCTTTTTTTCTAAAAGTTCATTTAAGACTTTTTCACCTGTATTTACTCCGAATATGTTAATACTAAATTTTTCTAAAAGTTCATTTTGTTTTTGAATTTCTTCATTTACTTTAGAAAGTGCTAAATTTAATTCTGCGTCTGTAAGTGCTTGAACATTTTTGGATGTATCTGCAAATAAATCATTTAAACCTTTTAATAATGCAGTTGTTATTTCCAAAGCTCCTTGCACAAGAGAATTTTTTTCAACAAATATAGTAAATTCTTCACTTAAAGTATCTGTTGCACCTGCTAAACCTTCTGCGGCTCTTACACCTGTTTTTCCAACTTGATCATTTAATACGTCTAAAATAATTGATTGTGCTTCTTGTTTTTTACCTAAAAAATCTAAGGTTTTAATCTGTTCTTTTTGTTGTTCGGTAAATGATACACCTACTCTTCTTAATGCTGATAGACCTAATTCTGGTTCTTCTAGTGCCTTACCTAATTGAAGTGCCGCTGTTTTAACTGTACCAAATCCAACTTCTGCTAAATCTTGAGATAGTCTTAAAGCATCTTTAAAAGTTTCACCAGTTATAGATTTAAAAGTTAATAAAACACCTGCCGCATCTCTTACTTGTTGTGTACTTGCTAAAGTTTGAATACCTATTTCTTGTGCAAGAGTTTCTATTTCTTGTAAAGTTAAGCCTGCCGCTCCACCTGTGGCATTTAAAATTCCTTCCAATTTAGCAAATTGTCTTTCTGCTCTACCAGCAACTGTTATTGCTGATTTAAGAGCAAAAGCTAATCCTGCAATCGCTAGGGTTGTAACTGCTGTTTTTAATCCAACATTACCAATTATTGTTCCTAAAGATGTAATTCTTCCTGCAATTGGTCCTAATGGTCCTTGTATTGCTGCAATAGATTGTGATGCTCTTCTAAATCTTTCTTGTAATGTTTTAGCACCATCTGCTGTCTTTCTAGTTGCATTATTTAATTGAGTAGTTTTTTTTCTAACAGTATCAGTAGCTTTAGAAAACTGATTTTGGAATTGACCAGTTTTACTTCGTAATTCTACTACAATTGTTGCTAGATTTGTTGCCATTAGTCAGGGAACCTCCTCATTAATTCTTCCATTTCATCTTTTAGCATAGGTTGTATATTTTTATTTTTACCCTTTGTTATCATATAACCCTCCATAGCTGAAACAAATTCTTTTACCGAACACCCCCAGAATGTATCTGGTGTCATGTGGAGAACGCCTAATCCAATTTCTAGATATTGTTGGATGGGGTATCGTTTACTTGCTTCTCCACCTCTACTAAAGGGGAGTCATCTTCCTTTCCCTCTCCAGTAAAAATAGTTCCTAATACATCACCTGCAATAACAGCTGAATCTGTAAGACCTGTTTGCATAACCATATCACCTACAGCAGGTTGAGTGTATTTACCACCTGCACCTAATAAAGCTTCATGTAATACAATTATTATATCTCTAAATGAGAAATTTTGAACAACAATAGATCTTCCTATATCCATTACTGATTTCCCAGTTCTTGATTCTATCTGTACGATATTATCAAAGGTTAATCTGAAGATTCTTTCTTTATCTCCTAGTTTACCTTTTATTTCACCTTTATATTTGTTCATTTTCATCTCCTAGTGCTTTTTTTAGTTTCTTTTTAGTAAATAAAGATTTTTTCAAATCTGTTTTTTCTTCTATGCAAGTTATTTCTGCACATCTATTATTAATATAAACTTTTTGCACTACGAGATTTTCTACACCAATGGTAATAGAATCACCTGGTAGGCAACCAATATCTTTTTTGACTTCTACAGTTATTTCACCTTTTTTGGTTACTTTGTAAAAACCTTGATACTGGTCGCCCTTAAAATGAATTTCTACCACTTTCCATCCATTTGTTTGATCCATAAATTATTATCCTGCAGTAAATGTAACTGCACCACTTGACTCTAAAGTTAATGAATAAGTTTCTTCACCATTAAATTCACCACTTCTTTCATAAGATGTAATTTTGAATGTTCCATCAATTGTATCTGCATTTCCAAATACTAATTGATAAGCATTTAATTCACCTTTGAATGCGGCATCTCTAACATTTTCATCGTCAGTACCATCTGTAAATACTCCAGATGCTGATATTGACATACTCATAATACCACCACCTGTTAAAATTTCTCTACCAATATCATTACCACCACTTACGAATGCTGTTGAATCTTTTGTTGTAATATCTACTAATTCACCATTGATTGTCATTGATGTTGCTCTTAGTCCACCTATTGTTGCAGGTGTACCACTAGCATTATCTTTTAATAAAAAGCTACTTCCTTTTTGTGCTGCCATTTTAATTTCCTCCTTTTAATTTAACTATCAAAAACGACTGCTCTAAACCTTTGTATTCCATGAGTTGTTAAACCATCGTTTTCTTTTATAACATCGGAAAATTCAAATCTTAAATTGACAAGACTTGCTCCCGATACACTTAAACTACTTTCATGCAACAAAGCATAAATTCTTGACATTATATTTTTTACTTCCTTGCTACCTCTATACTGTGAAAAGGTATGAATGACAAGAGTATGTTCGTTACCCTGTAGTGTTTTTGTGCCATTATCTACAGATGTTTCTTCACCTAATTTAACATAAGGGAAAGATGTATTATCTGGTATATAATCGTACACATTAGCACCATAAGTTGATGTTATTGTACTATCCCCACTCAATGTATCAAATATTGATTTTTGTAGTTCTAGACTGTGATCACTCATTTTGCTAAATCCTGTAATGTTTGTGCTATTTTTCTAAAAACAGCTTGTATAATTTTTTCTTTGCTTTTTTCATAGGCAGGGAACATATATGGTCTTGCTTCCATTTTTGATGTTCCATATTCTAAAAATTTTGAATACTCTGCTTTACTTTGTACTTCTATTGAATCTTGTTTATCTTCTACCATAATATTTGAAACTAAATTACCAGTATCGCTAGCAGGTGCTTCTCCTGGAGCAGATGCTCTGTGAGTTCTTGTTGGGTTGTATCTTTTATACAATCTTCCAGTTTTAGAACCTGTTTGAATTGACTTAATAGCTTCACCTCTAATTAATTGTGCACCACCTTTTAAAGTATCTAAAATAGGCTGTTCTAAGCTCCTCTCAGCCCTTTTAAGAGTATCTAATGCCTTTTGTAGTCCCTTTACCTGTATTGATATGTTCATTATGTTCCTACATTTTCTGTTGCTAAAATTTTAATATATTTATCATATTCATTATCATTGTGAATGCTTTTAATATTGAATGTTCTTGAACCATATAAAATTCTCATAGAAGTTGTTAATCCAGTTCTATATCTAATAGTAAATTCAAAATCTTGAGGATTTTGTATTCTCTCTCCAGTAGTATCACTAAATATTTGTTTTCCGACTTTAGGAGTTATTTGTGCATAAGCAGTTATATATGTACTTCTACTTGTTGAATAACCTCCATAAGTATCTCCAGATAAATCAGTACTTTGAATGGTTATCTTGTTTCTTAATTTACCAACTGGTGAAACACTTCCCATTTTATCCTCCTAAAATACTGTTTAATCTTTGTACTTTGTATGGTTGTAATAATGCTCCTATTGTATAAGGAATTGAGTTTACTGACAAGCTAGTTACAGCTTCTCTATTTTCATATAAATGACCTGCTAGTAATTTAATTGCATGAACAATTGGTGGTGATACATCATTTGCCCCTCCATATCCTGTAACATACAATACCTGGTATGCATTAGCATTTCTTGTTTCTGTAACTGTTGGCCATGATTCACCTGTTCTTAATACAATTCTTGCTTGATCACTAATTGTATCAACATAATATTTTGCTGTTGAAAATGTATTTTGTGTATCGCTATCATCATAATAATAAACTGCTGTAACACTTGCTACTGGTGGTTTAGGCAATACAATATAATTTGAATTATATTCTAAATCTGGTGCTGTAAAAATTCCCTCTTGAAGTTTTAAATCACTATAAAATGGAAGTCTATCTAAATATAAACTTAATGTTTGAGTAGTGATTGCTCTGTTAGTATAAGTTTCTACTAAATTTTGTGCAGAATCTATTAAAGTTCCTAAATAGGTATCATCATCAGTAAATCCACTGTCTATTCTTAAATGTGTTTTAAGATCAGCAACAGATACTGCTTTTGTAGTCCAGG